TGCGGCGTCGGATGCACGCGCTGGGGCTGCGGTGGAAGCGTCCGCGTTACGTCTACCACCTCAAGGACCCGCACAAAGCCCAGAAAAAAGGGGCATTGTTAGATCGGGGGTTCAGCTATCGCGCCGGAAGTCGCCCCGTTGGTTGCATTTGGGAATCGTAGGTCTTGACTTCGCCGGTCGATCCGTCAATACCGCTGATCACAACGGCACTCATCGCGTTCTTGTTGTCCACCTCTAAAGCCGGCGCGAGGAATCGCGATTTTTGAGATGATTGCGCCGCACTAGGCGATTCGCATTTGCTATCAAACGCGAATGATCGCCGACGATCACGAAACAGATCAGCTGATCGCTCTGCGTGAGGTACCCGCACTTCCCTGGCTGCCGCGTCGGCGCGGGAAACTGGTTCATCTTGCGACGATTTATCGATGGGCGACCCACGGGATCCGCGGGCATAAGTTACGCACCGTTCGCGTGGGTGGGATTCTCGCCACGACTGAAGTTTGGTTACACCTGTTCTTCGAGCGAGGAGCCGACGGGGGCTGCCCATGATCACTGATGCGGCGATGCTCCAGGAGGAATTGATCTCCGTCAACGAGGCACGGACGCTCCGCCTACTGCGCCGGGCAGGACGAAGAAACCAACCTGTTGGCCTGGAGGTTATCAGGCGGTGGTGTCGGGATGGGGTGCGAGGGGCAAAGGGATCTCGTGTCCGCCTCGAGCATGTAAAGATCGGGAAAAAGCTTTACACGAGCGAGCCGGCGGTCGGCCGGTTCGTCATGCGCTTGAACGAGGAAAGCCCGGTTCCTCTCCGCGAAGTGGACGCGGCTGGGCTGGCGCATTCGCGTGCAGAGGCGGAATTGGCGGCTGCGGGAATCTGATCAAAGGACCTGATCCTGATGGAAAGACTCAAACTCATCCCGCCCGGCCAGCTCCCGGCCCTGTTGAGGGGCGAGGAGGAGGACAGTTTCAACCGGGCAAGGCCGCGGCGCAGGACGGGGGGTTTGCCGAGAGGTACCCCCTGTTCGCGGGTGTGGATATGTAGTGGGTGACCTGTGGAAGGTTGGATGAAAAACGTCCCAAAACTGTCCGGTGCGAGGAGGCAGGGTACAAACCCGGCGTCTAGAACATCCAGCATGACTATCCGGCTCATGTGAACCGGCCCGTCGGATGGATCCGACGGGAGTTCGGAACGGACTCAGTTGCCTGTGGCGGCGCATAAAAATGCCCGCCGGCCTTCGTGGGGCCAAGCGGGCAGGATCGATACGAGATGGAATCATATCGCGGTTCCAGCGGGTCGCCACAGGGTTGCGGACGCGAGGAACTTTGCAGCGACGGCTATCTTCGCATCCCTAAAACGATTGCGCGATCTCGTTTGCCAGGTGCCGCCAAGCTTGTCTTCGGCGCCATCATCGAGCATTTGGGCGAGAACGACCATTGCTGGCCAGGTCTATCGACGATCGCCGAACTGGCAGGCGTGAGTCGCCGGACGGCCACCGACGCGATCGCTGCCTTGGAACGGGAAGGTGTCGTCCTAGCCGATCGCAGTCATGCCTCCGGCAAGTTCTCAAATATCTATCGCTTTGCCCACCCCGACAACTGGTTTCAGGTCTCCTCAAATCCCCCGATCGTGGCAGCCACTCAGACGACGGCGGGGGAACTCTCCACCATAGCAGAATCTGCTAGGGTGGAAGATTCTGCTAGGGTGGAAGATTCTGCCATGGGGGGTAGCGAAAACTGCCACGGTGGGTCGCAGAATCTGCTACCGGGGATAGCAGATTCTTCCACCGAACCAATGAAAGAACCTACTCAAGAACCAAGTAAAAGAACCAGGTCAAAAGCCGACCTCGACGACACCATGGTGGAGCAAATCTACCAGGCCTATCCCCGTCACAAAGGTCCGCGGGCCGCCAAGGAAGCCATCCGAAAGGCGATGGCGCGACTACGAGGTGGAGCACTGGAGCCGCCTGAACCCGGGGCTTGCACGCCTGCCGGGTGGTTGCTGGCGCGCACGAAGCGATACGCGGTGGAACGACAACGCCTCGCGGAGCGGGACCCGGCAACGGCCAATTTCACGCCCTACCCCCAAAAGTGGTTCAAAGATGATCGATTCTACGACGAGTCCGACGCGCTCACCGGAGGAGCAAGAAATGCAAGCCAGACCACCTCACGACTCGGTCCAAACGGATATGGCACGGGGGGAGCGTCAACACTCCCCCCAGCGGTCGCGCGACGTATCTGACGCGGCTGCCTCTTTCGCTGTCCTCGCGGCACGAAGGCACCGCGACTCCCAAGAGACGATGGCGTTGATCGAGGCCGAAAAGGCGGCAAAGCGGAGTGAAGAGACTCGGCTATCCCGCGAACGTCTACACGTCACAAACCGCATCACCTTTGACGCGGCAATGGCAAAGTGCGAGCCTGTGAATGACACTGCGGAATTCGACGAGCGGATACTCTCTGAACGATTGCATGACTGGGGTGTGGGCAAGCTTTTTCTCGACGTACGACTTGACCGACTCCCGGATTGGCTTCCCGATGGCTACAGGCGCATGGCCAGGCATCTGCTGACGATGCTGAAGAAGCCTCAAACGATGGCTCTTTGCGGTGATCGCGGCCGAGGCAAGAGCGCATTAGCGTGCGGACTCGTCAGAGCCTTTTGCGAAAAGGAGATGTATGCGCGATACCTCACGGCAAACGGGTTTTTTAACCAGATTTCACGTGATATGCAGTCGGAGCTGGCCAAGCTGACGAAGCTTCACCTCCTTGTGATCGATGAAGTCCAGAGCCGCAGTCCTCCGCCTTGGCTCGAGCCGCAGTTGGCCGAAATCATCGACGCTCGCTATGCCGACTCTCGCCCAACGTTGTTGTTGAGCTGCCTGCCGCCGGCCGAGTTGCAAAGCAATCTCGGGGATAGCATTCATCGCAGAATAATCGAGCAGGGCGGTTACTTAGAGGCTGACTGGCCTCGTATCGCGGAAGTGCGGCCTGTGTGAGGGCCGAATTCTAGCCGAGGCGGTTTTACGGGTTTTCCGCTTGCCCAACGGAACATCCCGCTGCCCAACGGAAGCCGGGGACGCAGTCGTGCTCCCGGAACCTTGACACGAGGGCGATTCCGAATCTGGGCGGTATAATGCCTCCATGCCCGAGGAAACAACAGTTGCAGCCGCAGTCCTCGCCGTCGCGCACCTTGCCAAACCCATCGTCGAATCGGGATGTCGGTTCGCAGAGATTTTGCTGGGAAAGCCGATGAAGGCCGCGGCGGGGTTGATTGCCGACCAGATCTACGCCTGGCAGCTGACTAATCGGGTGCGCGTCGCAGCCATGGCGAAGGAGAAATGCGATGCCGCCGGCATTCATCCTCGAAAGATCGCCACCGGCTTTCTACTGCCATTCTTCGAAGCCGCCGGCAACGTCGATGCGACGGACCTTACGGAACTATGGGCCAAACTGCTCGTCTCCGCCGTGTCCGACGATGCAGCACAACACCCGCTATACATTAGAACCCTTGAGGGAATGAACGGTGCGGATGCGGCACTTTTGTATGAGCTCGCTGACCCCATAGCATCGCACCGGAAGGGCCGGGGCTACTGTCGGATCGTCGTTGAGGGCAAACCCGGTCCTACGGATGCGGCGATTGCACGACTCCTCTCGCTTAGCCTCCTAAGCCGCGGAGAGCGTATCGGCGACAAAATCGACGGTGAACATGCGACGTTCGACGTATTGGCGTTAACGCCCTTCGCATGGCAGCTGATCGGCGTCATCATGCCTGAACGCGCCATCGGAGTAGGACAACATCCGCATCCCTACGTTCACCCGTTCTGACGGCAAGGTCGGGGTCGAAGTTTATGGCCGGAATCGAGGCCGCGGGCGATCACGCCGACAAGCTCAACAAAACCATCGATGCCGTACAGAAGTGGGTGCCGTGGGGCATGGGCGTGCCGTTCATGCAACTTGAAAGGTCAAACCGGGACGGCAGATGCACCGCCCTGTCGTCCCGGTTACGGGCTTCTAATTACCAGTGATTGAAGGGAGGAAACTCGAGTTCCAGTCCCGGATCCCGCCCCAGTTCCAGGTAATGTAGCCCTGCTGCGGATCAAAGATGTGGAGATAAAACGTGCCGTCGCTTCGGTCTTCATACCCGTAGAGAACGACGGCGTGACCGATTGGGCCGTTCTGAGTCGTCACAATGATCGGCGCCGCATTCCGTTGGGCGAAATGTTGTCGGATCTCCCCGCAGCTGAGCTTTCCAATGGCGTAACGGCATGACGCCCACCTGCAACCCCCATTACCGTTGATCCAAAACATGTTGAGGAAGCCGCGAATCACCGCATCGGATGCGGGGAGGTTGAAAGGACCGTTGAACTGTCGATTGACAAAGAATTCCTGAGGGATGGTCATGCCTTGCTGGCGATAAACCATCTCCAAACTAGCAGCCCAGCACCACTTGTCGTTGCGCTGGTATACCCCACTGAATGGGAGATCGTACCTCCAAGACGTTACGATTGGCGACCGGTCCGGTGCGAGCTGCGCTCGTCCGCCGGAAGTCAGCCCAAGGATGACTACCATGATCACGAGCCCCGGGAGCAACGAAGCGCGCGGTTTGCGAGCAATCGAGGGCGGGGGGTTGGGGAAAACTGCGTACGAACGAAGACTGGTCCCGATAGCTGAGGCTACGGACATGACACGACTCCAACTGGAACTAGTGGCCGTATTTTGGGCGCGCACTCGCACGCTTTAATGCAGGCCGATTTTGAACAAGTTCGGAAACCGACTACGCAAAGACTCCGGGCCCCGCTGGCGTCAGCGACTGCGCGCAACGCCAGCAGGGATGGGTCTCAACTCAAAATTAAGTTCGGTGGTCGCGAAACCATGACCCGGTGGACACCGGCATGTTTCCCGCTAGAGTCCCGCTCACAGCGACGCTGAGCACACCGAAGGACCGTAGCTCCAAAAGCCCAGGAGCAGTCCAATGTGATTCCTCAATGCGCCAACCTCGATGCTACATCAACACCGAGTTCGCTGCCAACGACACGTTCAAACTGCGAACGCGCGGGAAATATATACTGCCCTTATTCTTACACAACCCACATTACCAGACTTTGTAAAAAAAAATTTGTCCCCGTTGCACAAGAAGCAGCAAAGCCCCGCCCTTCGTCGAATTGGGCACTGCGGAACCTAATCGGTTTTGCGGAAATCAAGCCCCCGGATTTGTTCCAAACCACGTTGTTGCGGAATCTGATGTTCCACCCGCCCTTGTGCGAGCATGCACCTTAGGCGGTAACCGATCCATATGCTTCAACCGTTGTCGGCCCCGGGGCCAACACCCACAGCCCAATCTCCGCTACCCCTTCCTGGTTGATCAGGGGCAATTCCGCCGTGGCGTTGGCGGCAAGACCTTGCAGATTGAGCAACCCACCGACCGCCGTGATGGAATTCGTAGTGATGTGCCCGAGCTCCGAGGTGCCGTGAAAGTCGGATGCGCCCTGTTCGAAGTCCCCGTTGACCAGCCAATCCAAATGGGCCCGTCCCGGTGCTGCGGCGCGCGTAAGTTTGAAGCCACTGAGCCCTCCGGCCGCCCCCACCTCAACCCGCAGCAACACCTTCCGCTGCTTCGCCGAGAGCTGAAGATTCGCGACATTCACCCAGTTCGGCGAGACGGACGTGGGGATAGGAACGACGCCGCTGTTGAATGACGTCGGCAGCGGCCCTTGGCAGTTCAGATTGTTCATGGCGTCTCCAGGTGAAGGCGTAGGCACATTTCACGATTAGACGGGCGGGGCGAACTCGCAGAACCGATGCGCATGTCTAAGGGGGCGGGTTTCGGGACCGACTTCTAAGTCACGGCCTTCAGCAACTCGAGAACGCATGCCCAAAAGACAAACAACGCCTCATTTGTTGTGGGGTATGCCGGTGGCGGATCTGACGGCGGATGCGCCGGCGCGAACATTGGTCCTGTTCGTCCGTTACCAGCAGGGGTCCATAAGCGCGACGGAGCTGGACGAGTATTCAAAAATCTTGATGGCCCTGGTTAATCAGCGGCTTACCGAAGACCTCATCCAATCGATTCGTCACGCTCGCTTGGACCCACATGACGTCGCCCAGGATGCGGTCTTGCATTTGTTGCACAAGTCCCGGGCGATGAATCTTCGCGCGCCGTGTCCACTGGTGCTGATGAAGATGCTGCATACTTCTTTCCACCGATTCCTCTGCACCGCTTTCACCACGGCGAAGCGAAAGGGGGCCGGCCGGGAAATAAATTGGACGGAGATGAGTACGGATGAGTCATGGGCCGGAAGATCGATAGCCCTGAGCATCCCCGCCCCGCCCGCGAGCGTTGTGACTAGGCGAGACATCGCCGCCGCCCTCGATGTCTCGACCGAATCCATGACCGCCGACGTCTGTGAGGGCGGTGCCGGGCGTCGGCTCTTCACGCATCTTTGCGATCGCCTGTTCGACGGTCGTGGCTTCCCCACATTCGCACAATTGCCCGAGCAGCTTCAGAAGGAAGGCACTTATGAGCTCCACGCGATTCTCACGTCCCGGATCACCCGTTTCGTCTGCGAGCACGCCGAAGGTTGATCCTCAGGAGCTCCGGCGGAGTCGGCTCGTCCTCGCACTCCTCATGGAATACTTTGGAGGGTCATCACGTCAGGCTATCGACTTTATGAGGGCTCATACGGGCTGCTCGATCGTGGTGCCGACGGCGGACGTGGTCGAGCAACTCGCCATGCGGGCCGGAATCGTTGCCTCCATCACGAGGGATCCGTGCCGCGCAAGCGTCTTACGAGTGGCGTCCATTCAGGGCGTCAGGCCCCAGAGGGTGGCAAAGGTGTTCACCAAGGAAACCGGCTTATCGATACGCAAACTGCGGCGGGAGGCGGAAGGCACAAACGTGCCGTCTAATCCCGCGAATGATTGCAACTCAGGCCCCGAAGCATCGATCGTCGTCGAAGTGGCACTATCGGCTTCGCCTGGTGAGTCCGGACGGTAGCCTTCTCGTGGATGTCCATAAGCCCGCGGGATGGACCATCCCCACAGTAGGATCGATCTACAGCTTTGGCGGCCGGTTCGAGATTCTCTCGGAGCCCCGGAAGTCCGTCGTTCCGGTCGATCTGGGTGACGGCGCCACCAAGCCCTGCCGCGTCCTCACCGTACGGGCTCGGGAGATTCTCCCTCCGCCTCGATGGAAGGCCTGGCCCAAGTTCCAACCGGACCAGGGGAAGGAAGGGCAACCCACCCCGATGGTGGAAGCCCCCCGCCAAAACCAGGAAATGCCCCCTGGCAGACCCCTCAACGCGATGCACAGGCAATGCCCCCAAAAGGTACTTTCCCCACCAATCAAGGCGGGACCACACACGGAACAGCCGCAATGAATGATTGAGTTGGTTGCCCGAACGGAATTACGAGCCTCTAAGAATTTTAAGGGTGGTTATGGATGGCCAGCAGGGAGGCGGTGGAGAGAAGGCGGCTGAACCGGGCAGTCTTACACGCCCGTGCCCATCTGGCGGGGGGGCAGATTGCTATCCGCCCAGGTCCTGCCTCCCACGAAGGCACCATCGCCCTGATCAAACTCGACATTCGGTATTGGCAGGCCTTGCGGTGCGGATGGGACCCGCTCGCACCACGGTACTGCGGGAGCCTACATGCCGAGGAGTCCGCGTTCTGGCTCTGGTGGAGCGGTCTTCACTGGAAGCAACGGCACCAACTCGTGGAACAGAGCCGCGCGCTCTTCCACATGAAAGCATTGAATTCGTCTAGTTAAGCGGCGACTGGTCAGGCATTTATCACCTGGCCGTGAATAAACGGCGGCATTTATGACGGCATGCGTCAAGGACCAGCTTCGGATCCTTCGCCTGCAACTCGGCAGCCGTCGATTTCGCGTAGCCAAGCTGTACTTCGGCGCCCGCTTGACTCAGCACGTCGTCGCCAGGCGTCTGCGAGTCAGCCAACCCACGGTTTCGCGTGAAGTCGCGGCAGTCCGCCGGTTGATCCCGATCCTCGCCGCACGGGCGTACCGCTTTCCAGCCGACAAATGAGCAATCCCAGCGACATCCAGTTTAAGGCCCTCACGGGACTCACGCTCTACACCATGGTGGTGACGCCGACGGGCCAGTACTTCCGCCACAGCAGTAGCGTCCAGGTCGGCGTCGAGGCGTACGATCCAAGCCATCGCGCCGATTACGCCGTCGCGCTATTTGAACCAGTCGCGAAGTCGGGCTTCTACTTCGGATCCGTTCCTCACGGCCTTCAGAGCGGCCTGTGGCTCCTCCCGGTGTACAAACAGGCGGGTGGCGCCGTCGCCGATGCTGACCAACAGCTGGCCGACGCTTCCTCAGGCAAACAACTGACGCTGGTGCTCGACTGGTGTGTCGACCGCTCCGGATCCCGCGCCAAATCGATTGCGCCGCTGGGTTCGTGGCCGACGGGCCAGGTGCAGCTTCCCGCGGCTCAGTCGAGTCTCGCGGCCGCCCAGGCCATTCTCGCCGAACTCTATCAATCCCGGCTGGCCATGGGGCAGACGAACGTCGTCAGCATCACGATTGACGGGGAGCAGACTGTCTTTTCCAGCCCGGGGCAGCTCGAGACTGCGATTTTGTTCTGGGAGCGCCGGGTCGCGATTCTTTCCGGTAAGCGCCGGCGGGCCGCCACTATCCGTTTGGACGGGTTCTAAGCCAACATGGGATTTCTCAACCGATTTCGGAAGGCGGGGGCCGCACTGTTCGCAGCACAGAGCGGGTACGACGCCGTGTCCAACAGCGGCCGCCGCAAGCCCCCCTCCGCCCGCGTCCTGTCGGAGGACCAGGAGCTACGCGCGCACCACCGCCGCGCCATGGCGACGGGCACGCGGAACCTCCAGCGCAACTTCACCATTGCCGCCTGGGCAATCCGCAAGCACCTGGATTTTCTCACCAGCTTCAGTTTCCAGGCAAAAACGGGAAACAAGGACCTCGATAAGCAGGTGACGGAATTCGTGAAGTGGTGGTCGAAGCCGATGAATTTCGACGCCGCGGGCCGCCACGGGCTCCGGCGGTTTCTCCGTCTGGTCGAGGCTCGGCGTACGCTCGACGGCGATATTCTGGTCAATCGGCTGGCCGACGGGCGGTTGCAGGGCATCGAGGGCGATCGCATCCAATCCGAAGGCGGAACGCCGTACGACACGCTGGGGATCGACCCTATGAAGGTCGTGCTGGGCGTTTACCTGAACGACAACGGCAGGGCGAATGGGTACATGGTGTACAAGCGACCTTTCCATCGGGTCGCGCTCGTGTGGGACAAATACATCCCCGCGCTCTTCGCCGACCTGGTCGGATATTTCGATCGGTTCGATCAAGTGCGCGGCATCTCGCCGATGGCGCCGGGGATCAACTCCCTCCAGGACATCTACGAAAACTTCGATTACGCACTGGCCAAGGCCAAGGTCGCACAGCTCTTCGCCCTGGCCATCACCCGGAAGGCAAGTGAGGCGATCGGAGCCCTCGAGGAAGATGAAGAACCGGCCACCGCTCCCGACGGCAGCATTACGAACGGCACCACCACGCTACCCCAAGCCGACGACGAGGCCAGATATAAAATCAATTTCGGCAAGGGCCCGATGGTGCTCGACCTCGACGAAGGGGATGACGCCAAGATCCTTCAGGACCAGACTCCCAGCGACCAGTTCCAGGCGTTCACGCAGGCCATGATCATGGTCGCGATCAAGGCCCTGGACCTCCCGTTCTCGTTCTACGATGAGTCGCATACCAACTGGGTCGGCCAGCGTCAGGCGAACGCCCAGTACATGTTGTCAGCGTCTATCAAGCGACAGGACCTGAGGGACCTGCTGGACAAGTGGACCGACTGGCGACTGCGCATGGCCGTTATGGATGGCGATATCGAGCTGCCTGCGGGGTACACGGCAAGCGAGCTGGACTGGGACTGGGTACCCACCGGAATCCCGCCCGTCGATCCGCTGAAGGAAGTGACGGCGGACGTCGCCGAAGTGAACGCCGGCTTCAGCAGCCCGCAGAGAAAGTGCCGCGAAAGAGGTGACGACTACTTTCAGATCATCGACGAGAAGGCGGAGGCCGAACAGTACGCGGCCGATAAGGGCGTGAAGCTCTCGACTGTCCTCCCACAGATGTTCCCCGACAACACCGATGGCGGCTCATCAGGAAAGCAAAATGACCAACAAAACTGACGCCCGAACCCGCTACCAATTTGGGCAAGGCGCTTCCCATGCGGTGCCCAAGGCGGCGTTACGCTTCGATTCGGCCGATGTCCAGATCCAAGATGCCGCCGACGGCGCCAAGACCGCGCCCGTCAAGCTGGTTGCCCGAACTGGTCAGCCCATCGAGCACTGGTACTGGGGCAAGGTCGTCCATGACATGGCGGGCATGAAGTTGACCAAGCCGCGGATCCCGATCGACTACTGCCACGAGGACGACGAGGTCATCGGCTACGGCGACAAGTTCGATACTTCCTCCGGTGACCTTGTCATCACTGGGGCGATCGTCCCCTATTCGACCGATCCGGACGACAAGGGGACCGAGGTGCTTTACAAGTCCAAGGCCGGCATCCCGTATGAGGCCAGCATCAACTTCTGCGGCGACGGCATCCTGGTCGAGGAAGTGCCCGATGGTTTCGTGACGCAGGTAAACGGCTACCAGTTCGAGGGACCGGGGCTCATCATTCGCCAGTGGCCTTTGCGCGGGGTGGCCATTTGTCCCTACGGCGCCGACTCGAACACCGAAGCGGAGTTCAAAGAAAGCTCCGACCGAATCACCGTGACACTTTTTTCCAAGGAGACTGGCATGAAGACGGAGCAAACGCCGGCCGCGCCACCTGCCGCAACGCCGCCCCCCGCGGGGCAATTGGCACAGAAGCCGGGCGAATCCACCGCGTCGACGACGGGCGAGCCCAAACCGGGCGCCGAGTTCGTTGCCGCATTCGGGGCGCAGGGAGCTGTGTGGTTCCTGGAAGGCCGCAAGTTCGCCGACTGCGTGGCGGAATTCAACGCCGCGCTAACCAAGAGCCACACCGACACGGTAGCCGCCCTCAAGACGGGCCACGAGGCCGAGGTGACCGCGCTAAAGGCGAACATCGCCGCCCTCCAGACCAAACTCGCCAACGCGCCGCGCGGCAACGAAGCGGCCGGCTTCAGCGTCGAGAAGAAACCGGCCGCGGCGCCGGGCTCGAAGCAAGCCAAGCTGTCGAACCTGTCAGAGAACACGCGCAAGTTCGCCGAGGGCATCCGGTTACCAGGCCAATCAAAGGAAAAGGAAGAGGCCGCGGCGGCAAGCTGATTTTGACGGGAGGGGATAGGGAATAGCTACCCGAAAAGTCGTCCCGCAGACGACCTGCCCCCAACCCAACTTTCTGCGGGCTCACTGACTGCGGCAGTGGAACGACCGAAAGGACCGGAGTTCCACTCATGAATACATTACTCGACATCGCGAAAATGAACGGCAGCGATGCCGTTGTGGGCCTCATCGACGAAACGACCAAGCTCCACCCCGAGATTACGAGCGTCGCGGCCCGCACCATCCGGGGCCTGATGTACAAAACGCTCGTGCGGACGGGGTTGCCGACGGCAGGATTTCGAAACGCCGGCGAAGGCGCGACGCCCAGCAATAGCGTCTACGAAAATCGCCTGGTCGAAACCTACATCCTTAACCCGATGTGGCAGTGCGATCGGGCGGTGGCCGACAAGCACGAGGACGGTGCCGAGGCCTTCATCGCGCTCGAAGGCGAGGGCATGGTCGAAGCGGCCTTCCAGACGCTGGCCCGACAGTTCTATTACGGTGCGGCGAACGGTGGCGACGCCAAGGGCCACCCCGGTCTGATCGACGCTTACGACTCGACCAACATGGTCGTCGACGCTGGTGGCACGACGGCCAATACCGGGTCGAGTGTCTGGCTCGTCAAAACCGACGTCAAGAACGTGCAGTGGGTGTATGGCGCGGACGGCTCGCTTGACCTGTCGGACGTCACCACCCAGCGCGTGGCCGATCCGAACAATGCGAACAAATATCTGACAATGTATCTTCAGGAGCTGCTGGCATACCCGGGCCTGCAGGTCGGCAGCATCCGAGGCGTTTGCCGGATCAAAAAGCTCACCGCCGACGTCGGCCACACCCTCACCGACGCCGTGCTGGCGCAGGCGATCGCAAAGTTCCAAGCCGGCATTCGCCCGGACCTGATCCTGATGGGCCGGCGATCGCGCTCACAGCTCCAGCAGTCGCGCACAGTAACACTGTTCGGCAACAGCTCGGGGAAGCCGGACGGCGGTAACGCGACGGTCGCGCCGACCCCGACCGAGTACGAGGGGATTCCGATCAAGGCGACGGATGCGATCCTCGACACCGAGTCGCTAACGCTCTAAGTCGCCTTCGCACGATGAAATCCAAACGCCGTCGAAGAAGCGGCAAGGGAAGATCATGGCCGAAGAACTCGCTGCCAAAGCCGAAGCCGATGCTGCCAAGCCCGGCAAGCCGGAAGTGACAAAACCCAGCCCCAAGGCTGCGAAGAAGTTGGTCCCGGGTGATGTCGTCAACGTGGTGAGCGCCAAGGGTACGCACCTATCGGCGCAGGTGATCGCCGTCCGAAGCGACAAGCGCGTGGACCTCTCGTTCGAGTTCAACGGTGCCGACATGACCATCACGTCGTCGCCCCACGATCCCACCGGCACGCAGCCGGACAGTTGGCATTTGTCCGCCTGAATCGCGGAGTAGCCCGCTTCCCACTCATTTCATTCCGAAAGGAGGCCCCCCGTGGGCTTCAAACTCAAAGACGCAAATCTGAAGGGCACTTTGGTCCTTCCCAATGGAAACGCCAATGCCAGCGGCGCCGCCCTCGACCTTGGCCTCACCGCGTTCGGTGACTTCGTCGCCCAGGCCGAGTTCCTCTTGACCGCCCCGGCCCTCACCACGACGGAGCAGCCGGATGCCAAGACCCTTACCTACGACATCATCCAGTCCGACAACGCCGACCTCTCTTCGCCGGTGGCGCTCTACCCGGGCGTATTGGTGCAGACCGGGGCGGGCGGGGCGGGTGCGGCGGGTGGGACGTTCACCTTCCGCGTCCCCGTGGACGTGAAGCGGTATGTCGGCGTTAAAGCGACCGGTTCGGCGGCAGGCAACTCGAGCACGAAGTCGGCCACCTTGGAAGCCCTGCTGTAAGGGCGGTCCCTGATCATCCATGATCGCCCGCCCCACGTCGATTCCGGAGGCCATGTTCTTTGCGATCAACCGCGCAAAGTTCAACGGTCTCACGATCACGTACGCGAGGGGCAATCAGTCCGTGGCGGACGTTCCGGCCAACCGCGGCAAGAGTACCTTGGTGGTGGACGACGCCGCCGGGGTCCGGGTGGAGACGCCGTCGAACGACTTCATCGTGCCGGCGCGCTTCGTGGTGCTGGCGGGAGCGGTGATTACCCCCAAAGAGGGTGATCGGGTGCTCCTGGTCATCGATCGTCGGACGTACACGTACGAGCTAATGACCCCGCCGTATGACCCCAGCGACCACGCCGGCACATTGCTGCGCCTTCACACAAAGTTTGTCTCCGCCACGTGAGCACAATCGCCGCGACAATCCGGGACCAGGTCAAGGATGTGCTGGCGGGCGCTTCGCTCTCGCCCGCGGTGACACCCGTCACACTTTACGACCTGGCCTTTAGCCTTGCGGAGCTTCAGGGCGGGCGGCTGACGATCATGCCGCAAACCAAGGATCTCTCGCTCCTCAACCGCGGTGGGGCAAAGCGCCAGGACGTGAAGATCGACGTCGCGGTGCAATACAAATACGCCCAGCCGACGTCCAGCGAGCTGGACCCGTACCTGGCGCTGGCCGAATCGGTCCCCGACTACTTCCTGGCGCCGGACAAGAAACTGGAGTGTGGTGCCCAGTGCACCGAGGCCAGCTTCCCGCACGGCCTGTTCCTGCCTGAACACATCAAGGAGTTCCGCGTGTTCACTTCGGTCGTGACCCTCACCTTCGTCTTAAGCATTTAGAAACAGGAGAGACCCCATGATCCCCTTGGGCATTAACGCTGAAATCCTCGTACCTCCCCACCGGAACCCGTGCGACGTGGGGTCCCGCGACCGACGGCATTCACACCGCGGCAGCCCCGGCCCTCACCGGCTTCACCAGCGCCCGCGATGTCACGCTCAACCTTGCCAGCGGCGAGGCCAACGTCACGACGCGCGGGGGCGGCGGCTGGAAGCTGAGCGCCCAAGCGCTTTTCGAATGCACAATCGATCTTGAGGCGCCCTGGAATCCGAGCGACGCCGGCTTCGTCAAGTTCCTCCAGTCCTACCTCACCCGCGCTGCAATCCCCGTCGCCGTCCTGGACGGCCCGCATGGCGCGAGCGGAAGCCAAGGGGTGTGGGCGGATTTCGCGGTGATGGAGTTCACGCGCGAAGAGAACGAGGACAAGGAGCAGGTGGCCAAAATCAAGCTCGCCCCGACGCTGTCCGCCGTCCCGCCCGAGTGGGTGGCAGTGCCATAACGCCGCCCGAATCGATTCTCTTTTTGGAGATTCCGTGTCACTAAACCCAACAATCCTGAACGTTTCCCTCAGCAGTGGCGAGACGAACGTGTTCGGCAACGTGAGCGACCCGGCGAATTTCGTTCATCAAAGCGCCTCGTCGTCCGCCCCGCTCGGCAACGGGACCGGCTCCGGCCAGGCGAACCATGGCATAAACTTCAATCTGGCCTGTAATGGCGGGGTGACGCTTGACTTCACCGGCACGGGCGCCGCGACGGGTCTGGATGGGAAGAATCGAGACTTCTCCAACGCCAACTCCGGCGGCGCGATCAAAACGCTGATCATTGAGAATCTGGACCTAGTCAACGCGATCATCGTCACACAGCCGGGCTCGAACGGCTGGACCGGTATCAATGGTGCCGCAACGGGCCTTAGCCATTCAATCGAGCCGGGGGGGCTGCTCGTCATTCATTCCCCGATCGGCGGCAAGGCGGTCAGCAGCACTAATAAGCTGCTCACCCTCACAGGGAACGCCACCGCAAAGATCAGCGCGGTCGGCATCGCAGCGTAAGCCGGGTGCGTGGTCAAACGAAAGAAACATGAGAACCTTCAAAGATGCCAACGGCAAAGACTGGGTTCTGGCGGTAAACGTTACCACCCGCCAGAAGGTCCGCTCCGACGCCTCATTCGATGTGTTCGGCGTGGTCGATAAGGTCGAGATCGAGAAGCTCGAGGATCCCGCGACTTTGGTCATGGTGATCTTCAGCCTTTGCGAAGACCAGGCCAAGACGGACGGCGTGAGCGCGGAGCAGTTCGCCGCGGCCATGGTCGGGGATGTTCTCGATAGTGCGTCGGACGCGCTGTTTGGAGCGATTGCCGATTTTTTCCCCAAAAGCCGTCGGTCAGTGATGACGGCGGCGCTGGAAAAAGGGAAGCAACTCCAGGAAGCGGCGAGGAACCAGGCACTGGCGAGGATCGCGGCGGTAACGGTCGAATCACTACTGCCGCCGGCGTCGAGCGCCGCTGCTACGAGCTCGCCGGCATCGTCGGGATCGACCTCCACGGCTCAGACCTGACGCTCCGCAGACTCGACTGGATGGCCACCGCCCGCCAGCGTGACGAGTGGGACCGGCTGTCGGCGCTGCTGGCGATGACGTTCAACGTGCACGCCGACGGGAAGAAGGTCAAGGCTACGCGCCCCGCCGACTTCAATCCGTTCATCAAGCGGCAAAAGCCCAAGCCACTCCCGGTCAGCTTCAACGTGCTTCGCGCCGTGCTGTTCCCCGGCAGCGTGAAGGCCGACGAGCTCGTCATCGACCCCGAGGGCAAGGTGAGCGTGATGTCGCAAGGCCGAACCGTGGCCGGCCCGAATCGATCGATGGGACCCCTCCCGTGACGTTCTACCGCATCCCCAAGTCAAACTTCTTCGACCGGGACAAGGTCGCTAAGGCGATGGACTCCGCCGGCCGCCGCAACCTTTCTCGGGCGGGCGCGTTCGTTCGCACGGTCGCACAGCGGTCGATGCGCTACACCAACTACTGGTTCAAGCACTCCCAGCGCGGGCAACCGCCGCTGGCCCACCGCCAGAACCCTCTGCTCCGCAAGCTGCTGTTCTTCGCCTACGACCCCGCGAACAAGTCCGTCGTCACCGGTCCGGTCCGCGCCAAGGGCGGCTTAGTGCCGCGGCTACTCGAGGAAGGGGGAACGACGACCGTCAATCACAAGGGCGTCCGGCGTCAGGTGCGCGTCGAGCCCCGTCCTTACATGGGTCCCGCTCTATCGCAGACAAAGCGAGACCTGGCCAACCGCTGGAAGGATTCGGTGAAACGTGGCTGATTCAGGAGCGATTCGTGCCGGGCGGGCCTTCGTGGAGATTTTCACGCAGGACGTGGAGTTCCAGCGCGGTCTGAAGGCGATCTCGACCAAGATGCGCGCATGGGGTGCCACGATGACCAGTGTCGGCACCAAGGCCGTCGCCGGAGGTCTGGCCCTCGCCGGCCCGCTCGCCGGTGCCGCCAAGATCTTCGCGGACATGGGGGATGAGCTGGCTAAGGCCAGCACGCGGACGGGGGTGAGCGTGGAGCAGCTCTCGCGACTCAAATATGCCGCTGACCAATCGGGTTCCTCATTGGAAGGGCTGGAAAACGGTCTGAAGAAGATGGCCAAGACGATCGTGGCTGCCGGTGATGGCAATCCCGAGGCGGTCGAGTCCTTGCGCGACATCGGTCTGTCGGTTAACGATTTGGCCAAGCTCTCACCTGACGAGCAGTTCGTATCGATCGCTAACGCAATTTCGCAAATCCCCAACCCGACGAACCGGGCGGCCGCGGCGATGAAGATCTTCGGCAAGAACGGTACCGAACTTCTTCCGCTGATGGTCGACGGCGCGAAGGGCATCAACGCGCTGATCGAACAGGCCAACAAGCTCGGTCTGGTGATGAGCACCGAGGACGCGAAGGCCGCCGAGGAGTTTGGCGACCGCATGAGCGACCTCTGGGCCGTCGCCAAGTCCGTTGCGTTCACGATCGGTGGGGCGGTTGCACCGGTCATCCGAATCGCAGCCATCCAGCTCGCTGCCGCGGGCAAGGTGATCAAGGAGTTTGTCCAGGAGCACCGCGGACTGGTGATCGGCGTCGCAGCCGTGGCGGTGGGCTTGCTGGCGGCAGGCGCCGCTGCGCTGGTGATGGGAACGGCCTTCTCGGTCGTGGGGGGGTTGATCGGAACCGGAATCACCTTGGTGAGCGGCTTTGTCTCCGTGATGGGCACCATTGGTGCCGCCGTCGCCTCCCCGCTGGGGATTCTGATCGCTGGCATCGCAGCCGGGATTGTCGCCATTTACAAATTCACCGACGCCGGCGCATACCTCACCGACACGTTGGGCCCGGTCTTCCAGGATCTTCAAGGTATCGCCCTCGAGGCGTTCGGCGGCATTAAGGACGCGCTGGCCGCGGGCGACTGGCAGCTCGCCGCCCAGATTGCATGGGCGGGGCTCAAATACGCATGGACGGCCGGCGTGGGAGTGCTGAAGCAAGTCTGGGCCGACTTCAAGGGCTGGTTCGTGCAGGGGGCAGTCAACATCTTCGCAGGGATTCTGTCGGCGTGGGTCATCGTGAACAACGCGCTGGACGAGGCGTGGGTCAACACCGTCACCGCCTTCGAGCACGTGTGGGACGCTTTTGCCGACATCGTCCTGAGCGTGTGGGACAGCGTTGCCGGCACGCTGAAGAAGGGCTGGAATGAACTCAAGGGAGTATGGGACAGCCTCTTCGGCGACGGGACTTTCGACGTCCAGGCGGCCAACCGGCAAGTAGACCAGCAGAGCAGCAAGAACTTTTCCGACCGTGAGAACGCCCGTGCCGCAAAATATGCGCAGGAGGAGGCGGAGCGGAAGGCGAAGATCGACGCCCTCCAGAGGGATTACGAGCAGAAGCTCTCCGCGATCTCCGACGGGGCGACCGCCTTCACGGACACGGACAAGCAGGGGACCGACCAGGAGCTGAGGGACCTAAAGGCAAAGCTCGATGCCGCCAAGGCCGAGCAGAAGACCCACATCCGCGAGATGGCCTCGCGCGCCGCCAAGGAGCGTAAGGAAACCGCCCCCGATCTGCCCACCGCCCCCTCCCAGTTCTCCGACGCCATGGAGTTCGGCAACGCCAAGACCAACGCGGCCGGCACGTTCAACCCCAACGCGCTGTTCGGGTTCGGGGGCGGCAGCGTGGTGTCTCGTATTGAGGTGAACACGCGCAAGACCTACGAGGCCCTCGACAAATACAAGAACAGGATGACCGGTGCGGGCCAGTGGGCGGTGATCCCAGGAGCATAAGGACAACATGGCACTGCGGGTATCGGAAGCTTGGGAATCGGGCGGCGACGGCGAGCTGGGAAGGGATTCCTACGAGCCGTACACAATCATCATCCAAGGTGATGAGGGTGATAACGCCGACGACGAAGCCACAATCATGATCTTCGCGCTGACGAAGTTCGTCGGCGCGACGCCGCTGGGCAACGTCATTTCCAGCTTCACGCGGGAACACCTGGCCCCGCGGCTGTGGAAGGTCACCGCCCACTACCGCAGCACCCAAGCCGATCCCACTGGCAATTTCTCCTTCTCCACCACGGGCGGCACCCAGCACATCACTCAGAGCAGGGAGACGGTGGGTAGCTACGCGCCGGCTGGCAAGACCGCCCCCAACTTCAAGGGTGCGATCGGCGTATCGGGAGACACGATCGCCGGCACAGACATTTTCCTGCCCGTGTTCGGCTTCAAAGTTACCCACTACCTGACACCACAGCAGATGACGACGGACTTCGTCCGCCACCTCTACACGTCGACCGGCAAGGTCAACAGCGACAAGGTTACATTCAATGTCGACGGACTCACGTTTGAGCTCGAGCCGGGCGAACTGCTCTCGCTGGGTGCCGAGGGGTGCAAGCGACTGAAGTACGGGGATTGGGAACTGACGCAGGACTGGGCGGCCAGCCAGAACGTCGAGAACATGACGATCGGCCCGGTAGAGGGAATCACGAAGCGCGGATTCGATTACCTGTGGGTGGCGTACGACTCCGACGTAGACCCCAACGCCAAGCGCCGCGTCCAAACGCCGATCGGGGTCTACGTGGAGCGGCTGTACGACTACATCCCGCTCAATCCTATCGCCACGCCGCCCGCCCGCCCGACTGCCACTGTCCTCGACACGTCAGTCCCCGGCACGGGAACCATCGGCGGCCGTCGCGCCGGCACCTGACGCACTTTCGCACACGAGGTTTGAACCATGGCATCACGCAGAGTCATCGTCTACGAGGGCGGCACCTACACCAGCAGCACCGCCAACGACGCAAACACCATTGTCGAGCGGGACAACAGCAAGGCCATCCCGGCCGACATCCTCAACGCCGTGAAGCAGCTCATCGTCGGGGGCGTGCTCGACGTCAAAGGCGTCGCAGTCACCGCCTCTCAGCCCGTCGACGCCTCGGCCACGTTCTACGAGGGCGACGCCACGGCGGGCGCGATAGTTCTCACATTGCCTCCCGTGGCGACCGTTATCGGCCGTGTGTTCGTGACCACCAAGACCGATGCCGGCGGCAACGCAGTGGGATTCAAGGGCAGTGGGTCCGAGAACATCGACGGCGCAAACACCAAGAACACGACGACCCAGTTCACGAGCGTCCGCATCCGCGCCAACGCGGGCGGCACCGCATGGCTGTCGTTTTAGTCAGCCATGGCCGTAACGCCCAAATCAGATCCTGGAGCACTTCTCGCGGTTGTCGAGCTGATTGTCGCCGGCTGCTCCGAGGCAGAGATCACGACGGCACTGGCGCGGATCCTCCCGGGTGAAGACACCCGCCCCATCCTCGTCGCCGCGATGAAAGAGTTGGCAAACGCCGGGCGGACGGATCCGGTTGCCGTCAGGGGCTTCGTCATCGAGGGCACGCGCACGATCTACCAGCGCGCCATGAAGAAGGGCGATTACCGCACAGCGCTTCAGGCCCTCAGACAGCTCAATGACGTCGCCGGTCACTGATTATGTTCGGGCTGCGCACCAAACCTCGTCCTGATGCGTCGGCGGGGAACCGCACGCGCGGCCAGGCCAAGCGCGATCGGGAGAATGCGCGCGGCCGCCGCCTGTCCGAGGCCGTACGGGACATCGGGGATTGCCTCCCGCCGCTCAATCCCGCCCGACGGGAAGCATGCAAATACGACTACCGCCGGTTCTGCGAGACGTACTTCCCCGAGATCTTCTACCTGCCCTGGTCCACCGACCACCTCAAAGCGATTGCCAAAATCGAGCGGGCGGTTCTCCACGGGGGCCTGTTTGCGCTGGCGATGCCCCGCGGCGCCGGCAAAACGACGCTGGCCCAGATCGCGGTGGTTTGGGCCCTGCTGTATGGTCATCGCCAGTTCGTCTGCCTTATCGCAGTCACCGACGCCAAGGCCCAAAGCATCCTGGCCAACGTCAAGGCCGTCCTGAACACCAACAAACTCCTCGCCGAGGACTTCGACGAGGTCTGCAAGCCGATCCGCGCCATCGAGAACGACGCCCGGCGGTGCGCCGGTCAGCTCTGCAACAAGCACAAAACGAACATCGTCTGGCACACCCAGAAGGTCGTCCTGCCGACGGTGGCCGGAGCGGTCGCTTCCGGTTCGATCGTCACCGCCTGCGGCCTCACCAGCAGCATCCGCGGACAGAACCACACGCTGCCCGGGGGCACCATCATCCGTCCCTCCCTCGTGATCGTCGACGATCCCCAGGACCGCGAGAGCGCCAACTCCGAGAGCCAGTGTCAGCAGCGCGTCGCCACCCTCAGCGGTGATGTTCTCGGTCTTGCCGGCCCGGGCGAGAAGATCGCCGGCGTAATGCCGTGCACCGTCATCCGCAGTGGCGACATGGCCGATCAGATCCTCGACCGCCAGCAGCACCCCGACTGGCAGGGCGAGCGTTGCAAGATGATCTATTCGTTTCCCAGCAATACGGCCATGTGGGAGCGGTACACGAAACTTCGTGTCGAGAGCTTGCAGACGGACGGGGTGGGGCAGGAAGCGACCGATTTCTATGCAGAGCATCAGGCGGAAATGGACTTGGGGGCGGTCGTCGCCTGGCCGCAGCGGTTCAACAAGGACGAAATTTCCGCCCTCCAGAACGCCATGAACCTCAAGCTGAGGGATGAGGCGGCGTTCTGGGCGGAGTACCAGAACGAGCCGAAAGTGAGCCGTGCGGAGGCGCCCATGCTCAAAGCAGAACACGTCGTCCGGAAGCTCAACGGGCTGGGCCGGGGGACGTTGCCCCTTGACGTCCAGCATATAACGGCCTTTGCCGACGTCCACGATGCGCTCATTTACTACGCAGTCGTCGGCTGGACCCACGACAGCTTCTCCGGCTTCATTGCGGATTACGGGGCGTGGCCAGATCAGGGCCGCCGCTACTTCACCAAGCGAGAGGCCGAGCGAACGCTCCAACGGGTGGCGCCGGGCGCCGGGAAAGAGGGGGCTATTACCCTCGGGCTGCAATCTTTGACGGCCGACCTATTTACCCGTGAATGGCGGCGCGAGGACCAGACGACGTTGCCGATCTCCAGGCTGTTGATAGACGTGGGATATGTGCCCGACACCGTTTACGGCTTCATCCGGGCCAGCGCGTATCGGTCCTCTCTCATGGGGAGCAGGGGGATCGGCATCGGAGCGGCGCATAAGCCGATGTCGGAGTATCGACGGCTGCCGGGCGAACAACTCGGTTACAACTGGATGATCCCGCGCCCCGCCGGCCGCGAACTCCAGCATGTGAAATTCGACGCCAACTTCTGGAAGACCTTCATCCACGAGCGATTCGGGCTGCCGCTGGGCGAGAAGGGGACGCTCACGCTCTGGGGGAACGACGGGCAGGAACATCGGCTGATCGGCGATCATGTCACCGGTGAATACGGGACGGCTACCGAGGGGAGAGGCCGAAAAGTCATCGAGTGGCGCCAGCGCCCCAATCGCCCCGACAACCACCTCCTCGACTGCCTGGCTGGCTGCGCCGTCGGCGCCAGCATGTGCGGTTGTGGCGGTAGGGGGGGTGCCACGGGGACTCGAGCTTGGAAAAGGAAACGCCCGCGCGTGTCTTACATGGAGGAGTGATATGGCAGGAACGAACTTCAAACCGGCGGTCAGCGGTGACTCGATCCAGTTCAGCGCCAATTGGCTGAATGCCGTCAACAACGCCGCTCAGGCGCGGCGCAAGGCGCCGATGTCAGGAGGAGCGCCCGAGCTGGATATACATGCCGCTGAAGGGCTCATCTTCATCCGAAACGACAGCGGCGCCGACGTCCCCCAGTTCGGGATACTTGGCATCCACAACGTGCTGATCGACCCCGCAACGAATCTGACGGCATTCAAGAACGATCCCGCCCTGATCGGCGTCGTGCCGACCACCGCCGACCACAAGGGCAAATTCGTTGTGTGCAACGGGCCGCTCCCAAAGGACACCATCGGACGTGCTTGGCTGTTCGGCTACTTTCCCGTCCAGATCAACTTCGCTTCGGCGACGGACACCTTCGCCGACGTGAAAGACTCCGACGTCACCCAGCTCGCCAGCTCCGGCTCACCAGCCCCATTACAGATCCTCTGGTCACCCGGTGCGACCGGGACGCAATGGGCGCTGGCCCGCCTGGCTGGCGGCGGGGGAGGAACTATCAGCGGCGGGCAATATCAATACATGCTTTATCAGATGGTCGCCCAGCGGCAGACCGGCTGGGGCTTCGCGAAGGGTCACCCGCTTATCTGAGCACAACATGGGCTGGACAGGATTCCCCGCCACCTCCGGGACCGACATTCAGGACTACCGGTTCGTCGCGCAGATCCCCCGCGCGATCCGCGAGCGGTATTGGCCCGTGGCGGGGAACTGGCCGCCGGGCAACTTCCAGTGGGTCACGGGCACCGTCACCGGCGTTACCGACAACGGCGACGGGTCATACACCGTCAGCCACGCCTCGGACGGGACCGCGACCAACCGCTGGTTCAACTTCACGGGCCACAGCCCCACCCCCGTCAACTACGACCTTGTCTTCGACGACAACTTCAACGAGGACCAGGTCGTCCACGTCCGCATCTACGGCAGCACCGCGACCAGCTTCAAAATCGATTCGGCCACTGACCACGTCATCGCCGACCTCGCCACGGGCGCTTTTCTCTACCCCAACGTCACCATTACCGGGATCCTTTCGTCGCTGACGGGCCGCACCTACCGTGTCATCCAGCGCGGGGGCGAGTGGTGGCACGAGCGGTGGTTGCCGTGGCCCAACGATCAGGAGCAATGGGCCGACCTCGCTTTGGCCGCCGGGGCGCTCCAGCCGGCCACGTCGCTCACCAGCGACGGCATGACCACCGCAACCGCCGTCGTCACCGGCCACCAATTCATTACCGGTGACAGCGTCGCCATCGCCGGGGCCGTCAGCGGCGGCTCGCAATTCAACGGCACCTTTTCCGTGACCGTGGTGGACGCCGACACGTTCACCTACACGCTGGCCGCGCCCGACGATTTAGTTGCGACCGGCACAATCACCGCCAAATGTACCGCCGTCGGTGCCCATGATGCCGCGGCGGCATATCCGGCGGGCGCATGGGCCAGTGGCTACCAACTCATGGTGAACGGGAGCGATACGCTCCTGAAGCGCATCACGCTCACCGGCAACGACGCCACCAACCTCTACTTCGCCCGCCAGAGCTACACCGTCAGCGGACAGTACGCCGTCGTCGCCGCGACGAACACGCTGGGCAATCCCAGCCGGTGGCGGTTCTACACCCTCATCAACGCCCTGTGCAGCTACAACGCGATGGCCGCGACGAACAGCCCCGGTCAGGTGTTCCTCTGGTACCACTCTCTTTTCGACAACTACAGGACCCGCCTCCCGACCAACCCCACCGACACCCTCGGCACGACCAAAGTCCCGGCCAATTCCATCACGCTCAACGACGGCACGGGGACGCCCTACCAGCAGGCCGTTTTCGACACCGACTATTTCACGCCCTTCACCGACACCCACAACCCGCCGGACAAAAACTACACGCCCGATTACTGGCGGACGATCCGCTCCTGGCAGGTGGCCCTCGAGAACCTGGTGGGAAACATCCCCGCCGCCTCGTCCTACGTCGCCCCCGTCAGCTACGAAGGGGCGCAGGCAATCCCCTCGTTCGTCTGCGCCACGTGGTTCGAATACGCCGGCATCAACGCCCGCCGCGGAGCCACTTCGACCACCAGCGGCGGGGGCATCACCATCAGCGGGTTCTCGGGATTCTTCCCCTACTTCCCCCGGAACGTCTACTTTGCCGTTCTCGACACCGCCACCGGTGACGTCATCTCGGCCGGCACGGGCTCAGTCAGCAGCGCCACGCACCTCGACAAGGACGTCGGCACCTTCGGGCCGTCGGAGCAGAGCCAAACCCTCGTCATCTCGCTGGGGTGGACGCGCAACTACGACGACGAATTCCTCTACCTGTACGACAAGAAGTGCTGGGTCCCGACGCCCGACGCGATCACCGGCAACGCGATCGACCCGCCGACCAGCGCCAGCCCGGGATCATTCACGTTCCGCGGGAAGAGCGCCAAGTACAAAGAGCACGGCGGCACGGGGATCGTCAACGAGGTCAACGGCTTTCGATCTTTCGTCGACGGCGAATTCGCCCGCTACAGCGGGGACAATTGGAACGACCCTACCATCCACCCGGAGATCCCCGCCACCGACACGCACGGGTTTCAGAGCTACTACAACAACTTTTACGAGGGCCTCAAAGACGACGCGACACAGGCGGCTTTGACGGCCGTCATGGCCGGCACCGTCACCGACTCCGACACCATGTGGATCGCCGACGGCGCGCAGAACTGGTGGCCGGGCGGGGTGCTGCACACCGAGAGCGGCACGGCCACCGGCGGCAGCACCGCCGACCTGACCGACACTACTAAAAACGGCAACGGCTTTTGGGGACTGCCCGCCGCCGGCATGCTGGGCAACGTGGTCAAGGTGACCATTTCGGGGATCGATTACTACCGCGTGGTCACCGCCCACTTCGGCAACTCCCCGGCACAAATCTTCTGGGGCGACGCCCTCCCGAGTTCGGCCAGCGGGAAAACCTACTCGATTCGCTGGCCGAAATACGAGATGAACCGGTGGAACGGGTTGACGCTGCACATGGTCTACCCCGACGCCAGCATCCACGACGTCGCCATCACGGCCAGCGACGACCAGCGGATTTTCTTTACGGCCCTTGCCTCTGCCCCGCCCGTCGGGACCACCTACACGATCACCGGCCTGCACTTCCCCGGCGGCGTGTGGCAGTGGAGCGCGTCTCAGTCGAAGTGGATCGTCCCCACCGGCAACGACCCGCGGACGGGGACGCCGTGGATGCCGGACCAGACGGCCAACCTTCCCACGCGGTACACCAACTACGGCCGGTTCATGAAGGGGGATTACGTCCAGCTCCTGTTCGACGAGATGCAGCGGGCGTGCAACGCGCTGGTCCACACCAAGGCGATCGCCGGCTGGAGTTCGCAGGGCGCGAATAACTACCAGTTCGGCCAGGTCAACGGCGAACCGGACGCCGGCGGAACCGGGTTTGGGACGGCCCAAACCACCGCCAAGGCCAATTACGCCGGCAGCGGCGGGCCGAGCAGCGCCAACCCCTTCGCATGCTCCTACACCAAAACCACGTGCAACGGCGGCGGCGGCCCGATCGCCTGCTACGATTACGCGGTCGGGCGGCGCTACGCCTATGGGACCGCCACCAACGCCGTCAACATCCAGAGCAGCGGCACGGACTGGTACGCCTTTTCGGTCATCCCCGCGAACCCCGCCACCGGCGGCTTGCCCGGCCAGCCGGCCAGTGGGTCATGCCCCGCCGTGGCGGTTTTCGACGCCAACGGGGACGGCGCGATTCTCAACGCCTGGCACCGCTACAGTTCCGACGGCGCCAGCAGCAGCAGTTCCCGCGCGAGCGGAACGCCGATGGGCGACACGGGACTCCCGGCGCCCACCGACGTCGGGCCGGCCCCGGCGTCTTGCCCCACGAATTGCAGCTGGTACCAGGGCTACGTCGTCCAAAACAACGGGATTTGCATTTTCCGATGGAACGTGGGGGGTGGAGGGTTTAATTTCCGATGAGGTACGACCGCGAAATCAACCTCATTCAGTCCGGCCGCCCGCAGGAGGCGATATCGCTTCTCCTGGCGAAGGTGGCCACCGTCAACGACGACCCCGACCTCTACACCAACCTCGCCCTCGCCTTCGAAGACGTCGGGGAATTGGCCCGTGCCGAGGGCGGCTACCGGATGATCCTGTCGCGCTGGCCCGGGCATGTGGAGGCGTCGGTCAATTACGGCGACCTGCTGGCCCGCGCTAGTCGATTCGAAGAGGCCGCGGCGGTCCTGTCTGCCAGCCCCCACCCGCACTGCCGGGCGGCGCTCGCGATGGTCAAGATCGAGCAGCTGCGCGTCGCCGAAGGACTGGCCGACATCAAGGCCGTTGCCGACGAGAGCGACAACGCTTTCGCGGCGTCGGTGCACTTGGGCTACTCCCTCCACCAGGGCTACGACCGCGCGGCGCACGAGGCGTGGCTGAAACGATTCGTGCCGTGGCACGCGACCGCGCCGTCGAAGTGGGACGGCAATCGCCCCATCCGCATCGGCTACACCGGTGACGTGTTCCGCCACTGCGCCGTCGCGTCGATGCTGGAGCCGGTGCTGGCGAATCACGACCGGGCCCGCTTCACGCCCTACGTCTACTCCGACGTGATGCCGCCCGACGCCACGACCGAACGGATGATGGCCCTTGCGCCCAACTGGCGCGACACCCGGGGCCTGTCCGACGCCGAATTGGCGCAGCAAATCCGCCAGGACAGTATCGACGTGCTCATTGACACCCAGGGCCACAAGCTGGGCAGCCGGATCATGGTTCACGCCATGCGCCCCGCCCCAATCCAATTTACCTACATCGGTTACGCCGGCGACACGCTCATCGGCCGCAACATCGACCGCGAAGTCGGCTGGGCCTACCGCCCCTCAGACGACGCCCCGCCCGTGTCGGAGTCGCCTGCAATTCGCAACGGCTTCGTCACGTTCGGATCGGTCAACCGCGCCGCCAAGATCAACCAGGGCGTCGCCGCGGCATGGGGGAGGATCCTCACCAACGTGCCCACCTCCCGGCTGATCGTCGTCGTGAAGGGCGGCGAATCCAACCGTGTTGCCCGTCAAATGCTCAGCTCTGCCGGCATCCCCGGCGACCGGCTGGAGCTGGTCGATCGACCCGCGGCGCATGCCGATTACCTTCGGCTCGCCGATCGCTTCGACCTGCACCTCGACACCTTCCCCTACGGCGGGGGCGCTACCGCGTGCGACATGCTGTGGCAGGGCGTGCCGTCGATCGTGCTTCGCGGGGACGAATATTCGATGGGGGACAAATTATTGGGGGCGGTGGGATTGGCGGGACTCGTTGCGGGGGATCAGGCGGAGTACGTCGCCAAGGCGTCGACCGAATTGCAAACGCTGGCGGGACTTCGGGCGACGATGCGGAGCCGAATGCAAACGTTGGTGGACGGGGCGCTGGTGTCGCGGCGGCTGGAGTCCCTGTGTCTGACAGCCGCGGCCACGACCGCCACACCGCCGGTGGCATGTTGCGACCGAGCCCACCGTCGCTCAATCAACCTGCCGCCATTAACCAGGCGGTTTTTTTATGCGCCGCGCTTTCCCTTCCGCCTCTTTCGGTTCCGGCCTCGGAACTGGTCGTAATAGCGGTTCGACGCCTCAGGGTGAGGCGGTTCGATCATCGGCGGCGCTGTGAGTGGAGAGCCAGGAGTCGCGGGTGCCGGCTTTTGGGTTTATCGCCTCATGTAGCGACGGTGACACGGGTTTGATGCCCGTGCAAGGGGATGCCCGAGGATTGGATTGGTGAAGAACAGACAAGTGCGGAGCTGGGGCAATAAAAGACCGCCGCCGGGTTTGCAATGCCGGAGGCCCGGCGGCGGTGGGAGCCAACAAAACTGCTAAGGTTAGACGGCGTTAAGGGTGCTGGCGCGAGCCGCGTCGCAAGCCCCTCGCCGCTCATGTGATATTTGGGTCAGCCCCCGCGAGCTGTACCCTTCCGTTCAACAGGTCGACTTTTATTAGCCGCTCTGTGCCCGCAACCTTTGCCGAGAGAGTCACACTGTCGACGTCGGAGACAATAGCCCTCAGCATCCGCGCGAATCGCACCGGACAGTAGGGCATCGGCTCCCGAACTCCTACGTTGAAGGTCTTTCACACTGGAGTTAACGCAAAGTCGTATAAGTCGTCAGGGGTGGGCTTCGTTGACTCCAGCCGGCCGAACGGTTTGCAACTCCAGCACGACACCCGCGACGTAAGAATAGCTTCGTCGCCGACTTCGATGACGTCGTCGAGTGCGAAGATTTCCGTGACGATGTCACTGAATGACCGGGACGGGTCCTTTGCTATCGCAATGGCCACCTGCAGCCCTTCGAGTCGCTGCAATGTGCGCTCCTCGGCAGTTCTGTTCATCCGACAGTCGACCACCGCAAAGGGAATGTCTACGTTACGCCGATCGGTGACCAAGTAGCCGACTTGAAGTTCCGGTTCGGACAGCAGGGTCACGTCCCACACACGTCCAGCCCACACATTCATGTTCATCGCCGACCTCCACTCTTTTTTTGAGACTGAGTCAATTTCCGTTCCACCCGCTGACCTTCTTGGGTGGCGAATGTAAGCCTCTTTGTGATCCATCGTTCTCGTCGGCTCAACAGCATCCGCGTCACGCCGGCCTCTTCTTGGGCATTTTCGTGGGGATCTGCAATGACGTTGTCCCATCCCGATAGGATCTTTTTTTTGATGCGATTGAGCGCCGCCAACGCTTCCGACTTCGACGCGCCTAATCTAATAAGCAGCCGTACGCGAGACTCGCTTTCCGTCGACTCCCATTCGCTGATGGTATCTACCCTGGTTCCGTCATCTTCGAGGGCCAGCGTGAGCTGACGTCCGGAATATTCCGGCAGCTCGCTCCCCCAACTAAGCAGAAAATTAACCGGCCATGGGACGGCCCAGCCGTTGAGCAGCCGTCGCTGCTCGTGTGCGGGAAGCCTCTGAAATTGAACGAGGGCTAAAGTCAGGATCTCGGCAGTGGGGGCCTTCTTCTCGTCCCCCCGATCCCATCGCGTCATCCGAAAAAGGCGGTTGAGTTCGCAGCCTGGATGGGTGTTCGCAAGGACGAGGGCGCCGATCTGATCGGCCTGCACAAACAAGTCCCACCATATCTCTGTGTCAAACTCGATCTGCGTTGCTCCGGCCAGCCCTTTGATTGGTGTTACACGTGTTGCCATGTACGCTCCCTTAAAGAAATGGATTGTGGATTCTGCCTCTGAGTTAGCTCTGCGTCTAGATATATCGTTTGTGGTATAGCCCTCATGTTATAGGGTGGGTCCACGACTGAGCATGGGATCGATTCCCAGCCGAATGCGGTGAACTCGCAGAAGCGGTGGTGCAATTTCCGTGTACTCGAGGCGGACGTAAAGCGGGAATGATTTGCCGATCATCCGCTGTCTCTTGAGCGTTTGGCCGGTGCGGAGCCGGCCGATGTTTGCTTCAGGGTCCCCGCCGAGCTCCGCCAGGGCCGCGGCGAGCGTGACCTTGTCCCGCCACGTCTTAACCTTGCTTCGGTGGCGAATAGTGACCTTGCGGCTCACGCGGACGGTCCGTAGTTCCAACGATTCAGATTTCATGTGGATCCGTTGAAAGAACAAGGGCAGGGCGGTCATCCGCCATTCCTGGCCAGGAGAGGGGTTGCGCGCTACGAAGCGACGATGCAGCCTCGCCTGTGGTGATTCGGACGGAGGAGAACCCTCGAAAGCACGCGAGGCAGGTCCTTACGCTGGAAGAAGGCCCAATTGGCCACACGGAGCGGCTTAATGTCTCCCCGCTCGATCGCTCGCGACAAGGTTCGTTGACCAACGCCCATGAGCTTGCATGCCTCTTCGAACGGCACGGGTGGCCCTTTCGGCAGCTTCTGTAGCTCGTTGAGGCGATTGAAGCGGTTAATCCGGCGCTGGAGGCGCTGGCGCTTATCCGCGCGGATGGTCAGAGTGTTGAAGGGGCGGGGAACTCCACCGCGGGCGAGGCGGTCGAACTCCTTCATTGCCGCAATACGGTTGTAGCAGATCGGCCGGACGGGCGGCAGTCCACGTTCAGCCGCGCAGATCGCCTCAAGACGCGCCTGCTGGAGGCGGGTCATTGCCACCGGCTCATCGAGCAACTCCGCCAGGCGATCGATTGCTTCAGCTTCGCGCTCGGCAGATTGATCAACAGAAGTGTGAAATGCTACCCGCGACCCTTGGGCGCGCCGCGGCTGGCGCAGTAAAACAGACATGCTGACCTCCTTACAGGTCGGTCGGCCAGCCCTCGGGGCTGGCCGGGCGATGGGGTGTTGATAGCACCCCGTCGCCAAGTTTTTTGGATCGTCATGAACCGCTCATGACCGTCCCCAACTCTATCGGCCGTCGATTTAGTGTCAACACAAAAATAATTATTCCGTTGACATCTGAGTTGAACGTTTTCATAATCCGGGGATGAACAGACCGAAGAGCAAGCCGCCAAGTCGGGGACGCGGCCGCCCGCGCAAAGCCGACGATGAGAGGGCCAGCGAGTCCCTCTTCGTCCGCGGCACGGCCGAGCTCAAAGAGGCGATCCGGGCGTTTCAGAAGGCAAACATGATCGGCACCGAGTCTGAGGCTGTGAGGCAGCTTCTCGTTCGGGCCCTGAGGGCTGAGAACCTGCTCTAATGGAGGGAACTTTTGGGACTTAAGCGTCACGAAAAAGAGGTGATTCTGGCTTGCCTGCGCCGACTGGATATCGCGGCAACTCTTTCCGAGTTGCCCGACGATTGCGTTCGGATCCGCTGGCCCGGTCATGAAGACGCGAAGGTGATGCGTGAGCATTTGCTGAAGGTCTGTCGTGAGGAGGTCGCGGACCAAGACGAGTTCTGGAACCGAATCGAGAAGGGGCGGTTTTGATGTGCCGGCAGCTCGAACTTTTTCAACCTCCACCCGTTCGGCTCGAAAGTTCATTTGACGAAATTCTTGGCCGATCGGCAAAGGAGCTTTCCGAACCAAGCCGTCGCGCCCGCTGGCAGCAATGGCTCGACCTCGCCAGCGCGGAGGCGGTGGAGTGGTGGACCGACAGCACAGGATGCGAGGGTTGCACTTTTCTTGATGGCAACTGGTGCAAACTCATGGGGCTTCCGTGCACCGTAAACCCCCTCCTGAGTTTCCGGCATGGCATGGCCGGCATGGCTTGCGCGGGGGCTGGCTACGAGACTGACACAAATGGCGGGTCATCAAACGGGATCGATCCCTCGATCCCCTTTTGACGAGGGGCCGACGGCAGATTATTGTCCAGTGCGTTGACCGGTTTGACCGGAAAACCCCCCGTCTGACCGCTTTATTCGAACGCGAAAGGGAGCAATCAGAGAGATAAAAAGCTCGTTTCCGATCGCAGATGCGGGTTTGGGACCCCAGGGATATGCATGACACGCTGGGGGTCACAGGTTCGAGCCCTGTATCGCCCATTATCCCAAGTTTCTAGTGCGCCCGCGCCGCGCTGTTATGAACGACCGACGATGGGCTCCAGCCTTAGGGGAGGATCCCGCCGGGAGCGGGCGTTTGCGCGCGCAAAAAAAGCGCTGCTCACTTGTGGCGCTGCTCACTTCATGACGCCTTGGCCGACGGCGCTCCCGCCCGCCCCGTGCGTTTGCTCAGGAACCCGGCAAGCAGCTCACCCCGACTGCTCACGTCGAAGTGGCGGTACAGAGCCGTCACATAGACATGAATGGTGTTCCGGCTCACCCCCAGCTTTGCCGCGATCTGCTTCTCGCTGTCACCCTCCAGGAGATGTTCCAACGTCTGGCTGTGGCGGGGAGGGAGCCCGGGCGTGGCCCGGCCGGGCGGACAGGAATACTGCACCCCCAGCAGTTGGCAGAATTCGGCCACCATCTTCCGCTTCCTTGCTACTTCGTCGGAAGGGGGGACGGGCAGGGCGCGCACCACCCTCGCCAGGGCGGTCAGGCTCCCAAGCCGCAATGTCGAACGCCGCGCCA